AGATTTTTCTGGTGAGGATTATGGATGTGAAGAAGAATATTCTATCGTAACTAATCTCTCATGCCCCAAGTGTGAATCATTCGTACAAGTTTATTATCCGAGAGATGCCTAAAGAAGTATTTTGGGAACCAATACAATTACCAAACATCCCCTTATATAAAACTAAATTATCCAAAGAAGTTATGGATTATCTTTGGTCTGTTATTCGACGGGCTGAAAGTGATAACGTTGACAGTAGTAATGATTATAGTCATAGACTTGCTGGTAACATAACAGGTAGTTTGGGATTAGAAGATAAGGATGATTATTTTTTGGATGAAATTGTAGGCCCATTGACTAATCGTATAGTCAAGGAAGATCCCAAGAACTTTGCTCCGCCTGTTGATTTTTCTCTTCATCATAAGTTTGAAGCAAAACTCAGCATGAACTGGTGGGTTAACTATCAGTATCAAACAGAATTCAATCCATCACATGCACATTCAGGCATAACATCATTTGTTATATGGATGAAAATTCCTACAGAATCTAAGGAACAACACAATTTATCTTTCCATTCAGACGCTGCATCTGATTTCCAATTTACATACAATAATATTTTGGGACATCCAGTAGAACTTCCAGTCTTTATGGATCCAAAAATGGAAGGGTTTATGATGGTTTTTCCATCATCATTACATCATCAAGTATATCCATTCTATAATACTGATGAGGCCAGGATATCAATCGCTGGTAATTTATTATGGAATATGGTAGAATTAAAAGAGGACTAAATCATTATGGATTTTTTAACAGAAATAGTAAAGGAAATTGGAGATGACTACACCCAACTCGCCAGAGACATCGACGAACGAGAGGAGTTTGTGGATACGGGTTCGTTCATTTTTAATAGCCTGTTATCAGGTAGCTTGTTTGGTGGTGCGAGTCGTAGTCGTATTACCGCCATTGCTGGTGAGAGCTCTACTGGAAAGACTTTTTTCTCCCTCGCAGTGGTTAAAAACTTCCTCGATACTAATCCTGATGGCTATTGCCTCTATTTCGATACTGAAGCCGCAGTTAGTAAGGGATTATTGGAGGATCGTGGAATCGATCTTACACGGTTAGTTGTAATAAATGTAGTAACAATTGAAGAGTTTCGTACCAAGGCACTTAAGGCCGTGGATATATATTTAAAGAAGGATGAGGGTGATCGCAAACCTTGTATGTTTGTGTTAGACTCTCTGGGTATGCTGTCTACTGAGAAAGAAATCAGAGATGCATTGGATGATAAACAGGTTAGAGATATGACCAAATCTCAACTGGTGAAAGGTGCATTTAGAATGTTAACCTTAAAACTTGGTCAAGCAAAAATACCCCTTATAGTTACAAATCACACCTACGATGTTATCGGCAGTTATGTCCCAACTAAAGAAATGGGAGGCGGCTCTGGGCTCAAGTATGCCGCAAGTACAATCATTTATCTCAGCAAAAAAAAGGAAAAGGATCAGAAAGAGGTTATTGGAAACATTATTAAAGCTAAGACAGTTAAGTCAAGACTCTCTAAAGAAAATCAAGAAGTAAATATACGTTTGTATTATGACGAACGTGGACTTGATAGATACTATGGACTTCTAGAACTAGGAGAACATGGAGGACTCTGGAAAAATTCCGCTGGAAGATACGAAATCAACGGAAAAAAAGTCTACGGAAAACAGATTCTTGCCTCGCCTGAAGAGTATTTCACCGATGAGGTTATGGCAAGGTTGGAGGAAATTGCCAGAGCAACCTTTAGTTATGGATAAGTTTGTTAAAACTTATGATCATTTTAGTGAAGATGTATGTAAATCTCTTATAGGAATCTTTGAAGCCTCTCAAAGAAAAGAGAGGGTGGAGAATTTTCATATGCCTCAATTCACTCAGGTTAATCTGAATGAAGAAGAGAAGTTTGGTAAATTCGTACAGTTGTGTTGTTATAAGGTAGTAGAAGTAGTAAAAGAATATAAGAAAGAACTGCCAGAATATACTGAATGGTTTCCTAGTAAGATTTTGTTTGAACAATTGAGAGTAAAGAAGTACGAACCAGGCACTGAAGATCAATTTGATACTCATGTTGATATACAAGATCACCAATCGGCAAAGAGATATCTTGCCTTTCTAGTATATCTTAATGATGATTTTACTGGAGGAACAACTGAGTTTCCTTTCCATGAATTGACAATTCAACCTAAAACTGGTAGAGTATTAGTATTCCCTCCTACATGGCAGTATCCTCATAGAGGAGTTCCTGTTACAGATGGGGAACCAAAATACATTATGAGCACATACTTGCATTATAGTTGATGGAAACTATTGAGAATACTATCATACGGAACCTTGTTCTTAATGAGGAGTATACTAGAAAGGTATTGCCTTTTTTGAAACCAGAGTATTTTGAGAATACTCATGAGAAGATTATCTTTGAAGAGTCTGCTAAGTTCATTGTTGAGTACGATAAGTGCCCTACAAAAGAAATTTTAAGCATCGAGTGTGAGAAAAGAAAGGACATTACTGATGATACCTTTAAAGAGGTTACTACTTATCTAAAAGATATTTCTACAGAACCAGTACAGGAAGATTGGTTAGTTGATTCTACGGAGAAATGGTGCAAGGAAAGGGCTATATACTTGGCACTGGTCGAGAGTATCTCTATTGCAGATGGACATGATATAAAGAAAGGTGTTGATGCCATTCCTTCTATCCTGTCAGATGCATTAGCAGTAGGTTTTGACAATCATGTAGGACACGATTACTTAGAAGACTATGAGGATAGATTCGATTTCTACCATAGAAAAGAGGCTAAGATCGAATTCGACCTCGAACTTTTCAATAAGATTACGAAGGGTGGTCTTCCAAATAAAACACTCAATATTGCTCTCGCTGGCACTGGTGTTGGTAAGTCTTTGTTTATGTGTCATGTCGCAAGCAGTGTGTTACTCCAAGGAAAGAACGTATTATACATCACGCTTGAGATGGCTGAGGAGAAAATTGCTGAAAGAATTGATGCTAATCTTTTAAACATTCCTGTTCAACAGTTGACAGATCTTCCTCGACCTATGTTTGAGACAAAGGTTAGTAATCTTGCCAAGAAAACACAGGGAAATCTTATTATTAAAGAGTATCCTACTGCTGCCGCACACTCAGGACACTTCAAGGGGTTACTTAATGAACTTGCGTTGAAGAAATCTTTTACTCCTGATATAATATTCATAGACTATCTAAACATATGTGCATCATCACGTTACAGGGCTGGATCTAATGTCAATTCGTATTCCTACATTAAGGCGATTGCTGAGGAATTGCGAGGTCTTGCTGTCGAAAGTAATGTCCCCATTGTCTCCGCCACTCAGACTACTCGTTCTGGGTTTGCTAGTAGTGACGTTGATCTCACCGACACTTCTGAGTCATTTGGCCTTCCAGCCACTGCTGACCTTATGTTTGCTCTTATTAGTACTGAAGAGCTTGAGGGATCCAATCAATTAATGGTCAAGCAACTAAAGAATAGATACAATGATCCTACTTTCTACAAACGATTTGTTATTGGTATTGATCGTTCCAAGATGAAGTTGTATGATTGTGAACAATCTGCTCAAGAAGGAATAGTTGACAGTGGGCAAGAAGAGGAGTATAATGATGAAGACAAACAGACTAAGAAAAGTAAACTTTCTAAATTGAATTTCTAATGACTATTGATTTCAAAAAGTACGAACACTTTGTAGATACAGTCACATCTGATTGTTCAAAAGATTTTGTTGCTCTTGCAGACAGAATGGTTGAACTGGATGGTGAAGGTGCTAACATTGAGAGATTGCTTACTGCTGGTGTTGGACTTTCTGCCGAGTCTGGTGAGTTTCTTGAGATCGTTAAGAAGATGGTCTTTCAAGGCAAACCTTGGAATGCCGCAAACAAACATCATCTGGTTACAGAGTTAGGAGATTTGATGTGGTATACAATGCAGGCATGTATGGCATTAGAGGTTCCAATTGAAGAAGTTATTGCGACTAATGTGAAGAAATTGCAGAAGAGATATCCAGGCGGTAGTTTTGAAGTAGTTATGTCTGAGAATAGAGAGGAGGGTGATCTCTAAATAATTTGGTTAGAGATAATAAAGATGCCTACAGTCTCACCAAGCTATCAACAAAAGGGTAAACCCAACCCTTACTATACGATGAAGGGCAATATCAAACAGATTGTCCTTGCGAAGGTTAATGAGAAAGAAGGATCGATGATTGAGGAACAGGTCAAACAGGATCTTTCCAGTAGAATGGCAGCTGCATATGAAGCAAATCAGAATTTAATACAACAGAAAAAAGGTCTGCCTAAAAATCAACCAAAGCAGATGTCTAAGAATGAGATTACGCAACATGCTAGAAGAGAGGCAAACAAGAAGAAACTAACTGATATAGTTTTTAAATGTGTTGATGATATTGATGGAGATGTAATTCAGAAGTTTGGTAATGGATCTTATAAATTTCAAGTTTGTGAGGCTGGCAAAAACCATAAACCATTAGGATATGGTATTGTAGTAACCAAAGATAAAGTTCAAGGCCACTTGGGCATGGCAACCCGAAAGGATAGTACTGCATCCTCTAATGTAAATGAATTATTAAGTGTTTACTTTTTAGATCAACCACATATGACTCCACAAGAGTTGGAAACTCATTGTAGCACACAGTCAGGTTCTACTGGTGTTCTGCATGGTGAAGGTACTCCTGTTACTTTTGCTGAACTTGCAGAATTGATTGACAAAGATGCTACGCCAGATAGAGATATTAATATTGGTCGTAATAATGCCATAGCTATTAAGAGTGATATTAAAGGTAAGGCAGTTTCAACTAAGTACTGGGTTCCTAGAGGAAAACCTACGGGCATTTCACCCAAGACACCATCTGATGTTATATTGCAGTTTGCTGATGGTACATTCTTAGGTTATTCTAATAAGATTGCTTCTGGTACAGATGCAACACCAAAGTTTAATACTAATCTTAATGCCTTTTATAAGAAGATGGATGATGGTGGACAGTTAAGTGCTGTTCAAGGACTGATGGATTCTGCTTGGGGTACTGCAGCTACAACTGTTACTGCTACAAATGCTAAGGCTGCTTTAGATAATTTTGATATTGCAGGTGAACCATATAGTGAGAGTGGTTCCACTAAAGCCTTTTCTGGTATAGCAGATGCATTTAGACAGGATAATTTAAACTTCTATGCTAAAGATTTCTATTATCCATTCCGAAATGCTTTAATCACATCATTTGCTAAGCATTTAGAATCATCTTCTAATTTAGTTTATTTCTTACAGACAATTTATTTTTATACTTATGATGATCCTAGAAGTAGTTACACTCCATGCCCATATAAACTTCTAGTTGGTAATCCTTCAGGTTCTAGTAAGATAACTAATGTATCTGATAACGCAGAATTAAAAGGCCTTTTGTTCAATTCAAATCCAAGTAAATTAACATCTATCACTGGAACATATGATGGTACATCACAGTCTTTTAAGATATCATTTAAGTATAATAAGAAGTCGGTAAACATTCCAATCACAATGAGGACAAGGACTGCTGGAGGATGGCAGGGCAAGTCATTATACATTAATACGCCTGGTGTAAAGTTTTTATGATAAATAACTCTGTATTCGTAAGGAATTCGTGAAGTCTTTCGGACAATTTTTAACCGAAGCTGTTAAGACAGCTGCATCTACCGAAGCCAAACTCAAGGGTTTGAAGGGTGACGGTCATGGCGGATGGTACGATCAGAAAGGAAACTTCGTTGCGAAAACTGTATCAGGTAAATTACACTACACAGGAGGTAGCGGTGCTGCAGAGGAGGAACCATCCGCACAGAAGACTAAGGCTCCTGAACCTAATAGGCCTCAACCCCAAGCGGCACAACAAGCAGCTCCTGTTCCCCAGACAGCACAACAAGAACCATCCAGTGTTGAAGATAGTGGAGAGGTTTATGGAACTGATGACCTTCAACAACAAACTGCCGAATTAATGGGCCCTGCTGAGTCAGAGGGCGCAGTAGTTGTATTTGGAAGATTCAATCCACCAACAACAGGACACCAGAAATTACTCGATGCAGCATCTTCTGAAGCAAATAGACAGGGTGCTGATCTAAGAATATATCCAAGTCGTAGTCAGGATGCTAAGAAGAATCCTCTACAGCCTGGTGCGAAGATAGAATATATGGCAAAGATGTTCCCTGATTATGCGGAGAGCATTAGGGATGATGCAAATGCAAAAACAATATTTGATGTTTTAGTTGCTTGTGCTAATATAGGATATAAAACAGTATCCATAGTTGTGGGTCAGGATAGACTTGCTGAGTTCCAAACTCTTGCACAGAAATATAATGGTGATCTCTATGAGTTTGAAGAGATTAACGTAGTATCTGCTGGTGCTAGAGATGCAGATGGTGAAGGTATAGAAGGTATGTCTGCCTCTAAGATGAGAGCAGCTGCCCAAAGTGATGACTTCAAAGCATTTGCTAAAGGTATTCCTAATTTAGGAAACATGGAGAAGAAGAATCTATTTAATCTTGTCCAGAAACAGATGGGAGTTAGTAAGAAGGAGGTGAAGAAAGAGAAGCCTGCAGGTAAGAAAGTTGCTAACGAAGATCTATGGAAGATTGCACCTAAGTTAGATCCATTTGGATTAAGAATTGCTTACTTAAAAGAGGAATGCTTTAAGATTGGTTCTTTGGTAGAGAATGTTAATACTGGTTTGTCTGGTAGGATAATAAGAAGGGGTGCGAACCATGTTATAGTTCAGACTCCAGAAGAGATGATGTTCAAGTCATGGTTGAAAGACCTAGTAGAGGCATATGATGTTGGTACAGATGAGTATAGATCTTATGTACAGAAGTCTACGCCAGGACAGAGTGTTAGGAAGTGGAATACTGATCCTATTATTAAACCAATAACAACTGGATCATTCTGGGACGGAAAGAAAAAGAAGAAACCAGAGGATCCTTCTAGTGGGCCAGGAGTAAAATATAGTGACACTTGCAAACCCATCAAAGTCGGAAAGGGATAAATAAGGATAGGAAAAGTTTCTTTTAGGGTTTTTACTGTCATGACAGATGATAAAGGTTTAGTTGATGCGTATTCTTCAATCTATAAGAAAGAAGAACAGTTAGATGAAATTGCAATTACTGGAAGTATCATGGCGGCTAAAGCTGCAATGGGTGCTATGAAAGGTGCTAAAGCAATAGGAGCACTTGGTAAGGCCGCAAAGGTTGCTGGTAAAGTAGGTCAGGTTGCTGATGCTGCTGGATCTGTTGGTGATGCCGCTAATAAGATTAGAGGAAAAGGACAACATCATCCTCAACAAAATGAAGAAGTTGAAACTGTAACGGAACATCCTGCTCTTGCTCTTGCTGGTAAGGGATTACTTGCTGGAGCTTCATATGCAGCTGGAGAAGCAGCTGTCAAAAAACTTACAAACAAAAAGAAGAAACCTGCAGTAAAGAAAGAAGAAGTAGAAGGTGGTGTAAGTGTAGTGGATTATGATTCAGAATATACACCAACTGAGATTGAAACAGTAGATATAATCGATGCTCCTAAGATGCAAGGAACCGAGGATCTTCATGAAGATGAGGAAGCGTTAGAAGAGAGACTTTGGGATCAGGTTGCTGCAAATCTAACAACTCTTGGTGAGATGAGAGGAGTTCAGTATCAAGTATCACCCTTTGAAGAAGTATTGGAAGATAAGGCAGTTAAAAATCCACCAGCTCCAGAGGGATATAAATTATCTAAAGATCCTTTAGTAAAAGGAGCAGGAGATGCCATAAAAGGAGCAGCAAAAAAGTTACTGAAAAAAGAAGGATTTAATGTAAAGAGTCCACTTACATTCTCTCAGAAAGAAGAAGAACCCCAAGTAGATCAGTCTGAGTTAGAAGAGAAGTACGCTTGTTCGACTAAGAAAGCTCACAAACGCCTAAGGAAATAATGAAATCTTATAACCAGTTTGTCAGTGAAAGTATAGTTGGCAAACTTGCTGGTTTTGCTGGAAGAGCTGCTGGTGGTGTAAAGAAGGCTGCAGGGAAGGCTGCTGGTCTTGCAGGGAAAGCCGCTGCTAATCGTCATGTCAGAACTGCTGGTTCTGGTTTAAGGGGAGGATTAGCTGGGTTAAAATCTTATGGAAAGGCAGGCCCTGTTACAAAGGCTACTGATAAGGGATCGGGATTTAAAAGAGGTACGCCTGGAGCTGGACTATTAGGTACTGCTGGAAGAGGTATCAACCAGAACACTAAGGGTTTCCAAAAGGGTACTACTGCTGGTGCTAAAAATGTGCCAGGAAAACAAATTAGTGGCCCTACTACTACACCAGCACAGAGATCTGCAGGTGGTGGAGTAGCAAAATCTACAGGCGGTGGTGGAGGTGTACAGAAAACCTCTGGTGGTGGAGGTGTACAGAAGACCTCTGCAGCTGGTGGTGGTGTACAAAGTACTCTAACATCTAGATTAAAATCTAAAGTAACTGGTGCATTAAAGAATAAGGTTAAGAAAACAATAGGATATGAAGGAGATAGAAATAAGGCAGCAGCCCTTAAGAAGGCTGGAAATACAATTAGAAAGGATGTAGCGAGACCTAAACTTCCTGCTGGTAAACCAACTGGTGCGTTACCCCCTGCAAAAGGTGGAGCTCAAAAAGGTTTACCTCCTACTGGTGGTGCTAAACCTACTGGTGCAGCTGGTGGCAGTACTCCTCCTCAAAGTGGTGGTGCAAAACCCACTGCTGGTAGTACACCTCCAAGAAAGGATTTATCAAAAACAGGTGGCGGACAAACAGTTGATGTGAAGGCAACTCCAGTAGGTAAGAAACCAACTGGTGCAGCTGCTGGTGCGAAACCTACTGGTGGTGCAGCTGCTGGTGCGAAACCTACTGCTGGTGCAAAACCCACTGGTGGTGCAACTGCTGGTAAGAAACCAACTGGTAAGGCTGCTGGTAAGAAACCCTCATTGGATCAACTTATTAAATCTGTTAGAGGTAGTAAGGATACTAAGAAACCAACTGGTGCAGCTGCTGGTGCGAAACCAACTGGAT